ATCGATCAACATATCGCGCTTATTCATGCCGATATGTTCCGCTTCGATTCACGTATGGATACCCTTGAACAGCGCGTGACGCGCATCGAAGCGCGGCTCGAATTGCGTGATCAATAATGGACACCATCGCATACCGCGAGGAACTCAAGCGGCTGGGGATGGATAAAGACCTCGCCGACCTCATCGCCCACGCGCCCGAAAGGCTCGGGGGCGGTTACGTCACACGCGATTATCTCGATGCCAAGCTGGCAAAACTCGAAAGCAGGATCGACGGCGTCGCGCATAAAATTAGCGGCGTCGAAATAAAAATAGACGGCCTCAAAATCAGCATCGACGGTCTCAAGGACAGCCTCTTCCTCCGCCTCGCCAGACTCATGTTTTTCATGGGCGCAGGATACACCGGAATCTTATTCTGGCTGCTGAAGTACAAGCCATGAGCTTCTCCCAAGACCTCGGCAACTTCCTTGGCGCCGTCATGGCCTGCGCCATGTGGTTCTACATCCTGCGCTGGGTCATGCGGCTGTTGTGTACCCCGGCCCTGGGGATCGCGGTTGTGATGACAAAGTTCCTGAACTGGCTGGGACGTATGGCCCTGGCCTACGCCCAATGGTCCGCACACCACATCTCCAAGACATGGGTACTGCCGAAATGATCGACCCTCAGGAAACCAATGGCCGCCTGCTCAAGGGGTTCCACGACCTCGCCATGAAAGACGTGCGCGAGCACGCCACAACCTACGAACAGATCCTTATCGCCCTGATCGGGATGGCGACATCAATGGCGCACCACGCCGGCGAAAGCCAGACGGCCATCATCCTCATGCGCAAAGGCGCCGATAAACTCGAGAACAACGATTTTGAGGAACCGCCCAAACGTCCGCGCGAACGGGCCGGCACAATCGACAGCCTCGACGAAGAACGCATGATGCAACTCGTGCCCAATCTGGTGGCTTATGCCCATGATTACATCGACCACGGAAACATCACTTATTCTGAAATGGCGTTCGCCCTGGTCGCAGCCGGCTGCGCGATGGCGCGGGAACGCGACATCGGATGGCAATTGAAATTCGCTAAATTCATGACCGAGACCGCTAAGCATATGAAAAAGCAATCCAGAATGTGATCGATCATGACCTGGCAAAACCGCACCATGACCGCCCGGCAACTCAAGGCCGCCATCAAGGCGCTCGATATGACCCAAGCCGGCGCCGCCAGGTTTTTGGGGCTCTCGGAGCGCACCCTGCGCCGCATGCTGGCCAAGGAAGCCGACGTCCACGACAGCATCGCCCTCCTGCTCAGGCTGATGATCCACACCGACCAAAAACCGGACGTGCCGACGTGGGAGGACTCGCAGACATGACGCGCAAGAAAGCAGCCAAGAAAACCACCATCCAAAAGGAGCTCCGGGCCGTCATCAAAGCATTCGCCGAATTGCTGGACGCCTACGACACGGCGCCACGTCAAGTTCATGAAGCGTTGAACGCGGCCGGGAGAGACCTCCTCAGCAAAATCAAAAGGAAAGAATTCGCCGCGTCCAGCCTCGACCCGGACGCGCCGGTAGAGCACGCCATTACGTGCATCCGCATCCTTCATGCGGCCGCGGAGGCAGCCCTGGCGGAACAAGCTTGACAATCTCCTAAAACGGGATTACTTCCGAAATATAGCGGTCTAAATCCGTCTAAGCCCTACCCCTGGTGGGGCTTTTCGCGTTTCAGGGGTCGGAACCCGCGTGGGGTCCGAAAGTTCGCAAGTGCCCAGAACACCTTTAGAAATCCGCACCATGGCCCGCGGGAAAACCGCCATGGGCATTCGCATCCTCACCGAAATAGCCAAATCCAAAAAATGTAAATCCGCGGCGCGCGTCGCGGCCATCCGCGAACTCTTCGACCGCGGCTGGGGCAAAGTGGCGCAACCCCTCGTCGGCGGCGAAGACGGATCCAACGAAATCCGCATCACCGTGCGCAAGATCCTAGAAGCGCCGCCCCCACCCATCACCATCACACAGGACGACGACGAAGGTTCATGAGCGACATCCACGTGCCGCATCTCGGGTGGGGGCCTCGGCCGCACCAGATGAAGCTGTGGACGTATCTCCAGACCGGCGGCAAACGCGCCATGGCGGTGTGGCATCGCCGCGCCGGCAAAGACGAGATCTGCATGCATCACACCGCGATCTCGATGGTCGAGCGCATCGGGAACTACTGGCACTGCTTGCCGACCTTTGAGCAATGCAGGCGTTCGATATGGGATTCTATCAATGCCCACACCGGCAAACGCCGCATCAATGAGGTGTTCCCCGAAGAGATCCGCGAATCAGTCAATGAGACGCGGATGCAGGTCAAGCTCAAGAACGGATCCATCTACCAACTGATCGGCTCGGACAATTTCAATTCCGTCATGGGCGCCGGCGCGGTCGGGATCACGTTCTCCGAATGGGCCTTATCAGACCCGGCCGCATGGGAATACTTCCGGCCCATGATCATCGAGACCAATGGCTGGGCCGCATTCATCACGACCCCACGCGGCCGCAATCACGCCAAGACCATGTTCGACTACGCGCGTACATCTAAGGACTGGTACTGCGAGCGCCTCAGCGTGGAAGATACGCGCCTTTTGACGCATCGGCAGCTTGACGGACTGCTTGAAGAATCTGTCGCCCTCCACGGCTTGGACGTGGGTCGCGCTCAGTATCGTCAGGAATATCTGTGCGATTGGAACGCAGCCATCCTCGGCGCGTATTATGCCCTCGAGATGCAAGATGTGCGCGAGGAAGGCCGTATCCTCGAGATCGAGGCGCTGCCCAATGAGTACGTCCACCGCGCCTGGGACATCGGTACCACCGACGACACATCGATCATCTGGTTTCAGGTCGTGGGTGCTCAAGTCTTCATTCTTGACCATTATGCCGCATCACAAGTCGGCCTTGACCACTACGTCGACATCATCAAGGAACGCGAGGCCGAGCATGGCTGGAAGCACGGCCACGACTACGTGCCGCATGACATCAAGGTCAAGGAATGGATTGTCGGAAAGACGCGCATCGATGCCATGCGCGAACTCGGCATGAAGCCGATGCTGGCCCCGTTCGCCAAGGTCCAGGACGGCATTAACGCCGCGCGCCGCACGCTGCCGTTCTGTGTCTTCCATCCCCGCACGGAACGCACGCTGATCGCCGCGCTCGAGCAATATCACCGCGCCTGGGATGAGGAAAAGAAGGCGTTCAAGCCCACCGATGTCCATGATTGGACCTCGCATCCGGCCGATTCATTCCGCTACCTCGCGCTGGCCTGGCAGCGTGCCCCGCGGCGCGTCGCACCTCAGCCCAAACGCGAAGGCTTCTTTCTGCCGCCTCCGCCCGTACGCAGCAGCCGGCCAGGCATTCGGATATGACCGTTACGGCTCCCCGGCCAATGACGGTCAGCCGCCCGGCAGTGCCTGCCCCCAGTCTCTTGCCGGGCGGCGCCCTCTGTGGAGCGTGCGATGAGTGACACCGCCGCGGACGACGACACACGCCTCGATGACGTCGAATTCAACCCCGCCGTCGAACCCGAAAGCGCCAAGGCATGGCTGAACCTCTTGGAGGAAAGTGAAGACGCGTTCGAGTCCTGGAACTCGCATTGCGACAAGATCGACACGCAATTCGCCTCGCTCAAACACCTGTCCAACCGGCCCGACAAAGAGTTCCAGATGTTCTGGGCTAATTGCGAGGTCATCAAGCCATCGATCTATGCCAATCCGCCCATCCCCGTGGTCGTGCCCAAGTTCAAGGATCGCCGTCCGGTTTACCAGGCCGCCAGCGAAGTCATGGAACGCTGCGCCATCGTCGCCTTCGACCTGGCCCGTATCAACGATCTCATGCTGTTGGTGCGCGACGACGTCGCCCTGATCGGCCGCGGCGTGGCGTGGTGCCGTTACGAGAGCGGCAAAGGCAAGGATTATTACGATAGCGAGCGCGTCTGCATTGACTTCAAGAACCGCCGCGATTTCCTGCATTCGCTTTCGCGCTCCTGGCCGGAAGTGACGTGGGTGGCCGCGGCGAGCTATCTGACACGGGCCGAGGCACGCGATCGTTTCAAGCGGCACAGCGGCTTTGCCTATCAGCGGGCCGACTATTCGGTCGATCAGACCGGCAATAACGTGGGGGGCGCCGACAACCGCGAACGGGCCAAGTTCTGGGAAATCTGGAACAAGGGCGACAAGCGCGTGGTGTGGGTCGCGAAAGGCTGTGATGAGATCCTGGACGAGGACGATCCGCACCTCGAGCTCCAGAACTTCTTTCCCTGCCCCAAGCCGGCCTACGGCAACGTGCAACGCGGCAGCTTGGTGCCTGTGCCGGATGTGATGCAATACCGGGATCAACTGGACGAAGTGAACCTGCTGACGTCACGCATCCACGCGCTCAGCGATGCGGTGCAGGCTAAGGGGTTCTATCCGGCTGGCGGCGCTGAGATCGCAGATGCGGTCGAGACCGCGATCAAGATGAACTCCAACAGCACCATCCTGGTGCCGATCAGCAACTGGGCGACCTTCGGCGGATCCAAGGACGTCATTATCTGGCTGCCGATCGACATGATCGCGCAGACCATCACGGCGCTCGTGGCCCTGCGTAAGCAGGTCATCGACGATATTTACCAGATCATGGGCCTGTCCGACATCATGCGCGGCGCCACCGATCCCAACGAAACCCTCGGCGCGCAGCAGTTAAAGACCCAATACGGAAGTACGCGCATTCGCGACAAGCAGCAGGAGATCATCCGGCTGGCCCGTGACCTTGTCGAGATCACCTCCGAGATCATCACCGAGAAATTCGACCCAGTGACCATCATCCAGATGTCGCAGACGCAGCTTCCGACCAAGGACATGGTGGAGAGCCAAGTCCGCCAGATCGGCCAACAGATGCAGCAGGTCCAGATGCAGATGCAACAGGCGCAGCAAATGGTGCAGCAAAACCCGCAAGCGCAGCAGATGATGGCCCAAGGCCAGCAATTGGTGCAGCAGGGCCAGCAGCAGATCCAGCAACTCCTGGCCAAGCCGACGATCGACCAGGTGCTATCGTTCTTAGCCGACAATCGCGCCAAGTCGTTCGTGCTCGATATCGAGACCGACTCAACCATCATGGCCGATGAGAACGCCGAAAAGCAGCGGCGCAGTGAATTTGTGGGCGTGCTCGGCCAACTCCTGCCGCAACTGGCGCAGATGATCGCCGCCCAACCGCAGACCGCGGCCTTCTGCGGCGAGCTCCTGAAGTTCGCCACAGCGCCATTCCGGGCCGGCCGCTCGCTCGACGGCGCCATTGACGAACTCACCGAGCAGATGAAGAACCAAGGCCAGAACCCGCCGCCGCCCAACCCGGTCGTGCAGGCCAAGCAGATGCAGCTTCAGTACGAGCAGCAGCGCGATGACCAGGACCGCCAGGTCAAGCAGGCGCAAGTCGCAACCCAAACCCAACAGGGCAATGCCAAGATCCAGAGCGATCAGGCCATTGCCGCAACCGAGCAGCAGACCCACCAGGCCGACGCTGACGAGAAAGCCCAGCGCCTCAATATGCAGATGATGAACGAACGTCAGGCGCACCAGATGGACATGGTCAAGGGTGCGCAAGAGATGGAGTTGAATCGGCAGAAGGCCATGCTCGCCGCGCGGGCCCACATCGCCAAACTCGCGCAGATGTCGCAGCAGTCGCGGCAGAAGATAAACAACCCCTTTTAAGTCAGGAGGCAAGCCATGGCCCAGTCCACCACCACCGTGACGGTCGCGAACGTCACGCCGCCGACCAACTTCAGTTTCCTCAGTTACGGTTCACCGCCCTCGCCGCCCGGCTCGCCCTTTGTCGATGACGGCACCGCGGGACCGACCACGGCGATCGCCGCGCCGACGAGTGGCCCGGTATGTGAGGCGAGCGGAACGGTCGTGGTCAATACCACCGCCAACAACACCACATCCGTGACCGTCATGGGGAATTACACCAACACGCCCAATGGCCAGCACGCCTCATCGCTGTCGCCATCGGCGCCCATGACTATTACGGGTTTGGTGCCACCCAGCGTCGTCAGCGGTGGCGGCACCCAGGCCTTGGCCGTCAACGGCACCGGCTTCACGTCGCAGTCGGTGATCGTCGTCAACGGCGTGGCGCAGGTGACGAGCTTTATTTCCTCCGTCCAGATCAACGCCGCCGCCGTCCCCAAGAAAGCTACCGCCGGAACCCTTCCTGTCACGGTCGTGACGGGCGGCGTCACCACAGCCCCAACCAACTGGACATTCACATGAGCCCAGACATCCAGAGCATCAACGAACCGCCCGGCAGCAACACCACACCGCCTCCTGCGAAGGAGGAGAAGAAGCCTGAGGAAAAGCATGAGGAAAAGCACGAGGATAAGGCCAAGGATCCGGCCCCTCATGCTCCAAACAAGCATCGCTGATCATGGTCGGACTTCGGCTCAGGGATCACCGTGACATCGAAAGCGCGAAGACGCTTGTCGAGATGACCATGGCGTTCCTTGAGCTCGACTACGATTACGACCAACTGAAAGACCGCTCGGTCAATTCACCGCAGAGCGAAGACCTGTTCAAACGCGCCGTGCTCGCATCAACCGCCCGTAACGAGGCGCGTAGCGAATTGCTGATGTTCATCAAGAAGACTTACCCCGCGAGGAGATAAGCCATGGGATGGCCGGTGGTAACCGTACCGAGTGGCGGCCTGCCGGTGGTCGACGTGAGTGCTGCGAGCAAAGTCGGGTTGCCGGTGAGTGAGGCCGCGAACGGCTACGGCCGCGCGGTCACCAAGGTTACGAGCGGCTACGGCATGCCGGTGGTCTACACAGTCGCACCCTTATTGAGATCCTGAATGCTCTACCAGATCGGTCCCAACCGTTGGTCCACGCGACCACCGGGTGAAGACGCGCGCCCGCGCGGTCCCAACATCATCTCCGACACCATGCCGCTGACCGAGCAGGTCGATGGCCGGTTCTACGACAGCAAATCCAAGTTCCGCGCCGTCGGGCGTGCCCTCGGCCTGACCGAGGTCGGCAACGAAAAGCGCGAACCCAAGCGGCCCGGCACGGAAGACCCGGCCTTCAAGGCTGGGCGCCGCGAAGCCATCAAAGCCGCGATTGAAAGATCAGGAGGCTAACCATGTCCGATATGACCCCGCAGACTCCGCCGCCTGAAGCACCCGCGCCTGCGTCCACCAACGAGGTCGTGATCAACCAGGCGCCGACCAATAAGCCGCTGCCGGTCGGATCGCAGGCGCCGGAGAAAGTCGAGGCGCCGGCGGATACTCACGCCTCACGCGCCCAGGCGCGCAAGGAGGCGATCCAGGCGGCCTTCAAGAAATCGGCTGACCTCCAGGCGGAGAAGCCCCTGCCCAAGGCCGCGGACGCCAAGCCGGGCCACAACCAGCCGCCGGAGGAGACAGTCAAGGAACCGCAACCGCGCGACCAGGGCCGTTTTGCCCAGCGCGGGGCGCCGGTGGATGAGAAGCAGCAGACACAGTCGGCCTCACCGGCGCCACCTCCATCCCTCCCCGAAACCGCACCCTACCGCGATCCGCCGCCGCGGCTGAGTGACAAGGCCAAGGCCGACTGGGCGGGGACATCGGAAAGCGTGCGCGGCGACGTGCACCGCTTGATTCAGGAGACCGAGGGCATCCACAAACGTTACCGCGGCGATTACGAGACCATGGAGACGATCCGGCCATACCATGAACTCGCCACCAAGCAGGGCACGACGCTCCAGAATGCCCTCAGCAACTACGTCGGCATGGAGCAGAAGCTTCGCACCGATCCGATCGGTGGCCTCGATACCATCGTAGCCAATCTGAACCTTCAGACCCCGGATGGCCGGAAGATAACCCTGCGCGATATCGCCCACCATATCGTCAGCCGCACGCCTGAGCAGATGCAGATGATGCAGCATACCAACGCGCAAACGGCGCAGTCGCATCAGATGGCGGCACTGCGGCAGAAGCACGACAATCTTGAAACCCGACTTCAGCAGATGCAATATGACCAGCGGCTTGCCCAGACCCGGCCCGCGGTCGATGCGTTCGCCGATACTCATCCCAGGTTTGATGAACTCTCGGAACACATCAAGGAGCAGTTCAATCCCGCTCCCGCCGAGAATCTCGAGGAAGCCTATAGGCGGGCGAATTTACTCAATCCCGCCACACACGCGGCTCAGACCCGCCCCGACTCCACACCGGCTCAGACCCGACCCGCGGACAAATCCATCTCAGGCGCTCCAACAGTTGGCCCCTCAAACGGGACGTTGAAGCGGCCTCAGAAGATTGTCAGCCGACGTGAGGCGATCGAGAACGCCGTTAGACACGTCAATGGCTCGTACTGACACCAACCTTAGTGGAGGCTTAAATGGCCAATATCCAAACCAATCCGAACTATCAACAGATCCTGTCCATGGCGGTCGAACAGCGTTCGACGGCCTATCAGGACCTTGTCGGCAACAACAACGCCATGCTGACGCTCCTGAAGCGCAAAGGCCTGTTCCAGGAATACTCCGGCCCGCGCATCCGCCAGACCCTGCAGATCGCCAAGACCACGGCGCAGTGGTACAGCGGCTATGACCAGTTGCTCAATCCGGCGATCGATCTGTTCAATGATGCCTACTTCGATCCCAAGATGGTGGTGGTGCCGATCATCCTGTCGATGCAGGAAATCCTCAACAACCGCGGCCCGAACCAGCTTGAGGACGTGCTCGAGGCCTACATGGAGGCGGCGGAGCGCGCGATCCAAGACACCATGGATGCCGGCCTCTATTCGGACGGCACCGCCAACGGCGGCAAGCAGATCACCGGACTGGCCACCGCCGTGCCCATCGTCACCAACACCGGCGTCTACGGCGGCATTGACCGGTCGACGGCCACGGTCTGGCAGACCAAGACCTACGACGCCCAGACCATGGCCACGGCCATCGGCACGCAAGTGACCGGCACCACGATCCGGCCGATGCTGAACTACGTCATGACCAAGCAGAGCCGCGGCCGGCAGTACGCGGATCTCCTGATCATGAGCCCCGAGCATTACGCGGCCTACGATGCGGCCACCGTTGCGATCCAGCGGCAGACCAACGAGACCACGCTCGGCTCGCTCGGCTTCGTGTCGCTCGAATATATCGGGGGCGGCCGCCGCGCCGAGATCGTCGAGGACGGCGGCATCGGTTCTAACATGCCCTCCAACACCACCTTCGGGATCAACACCGATAGCTTCCGCGTCCGCTACAACCCAGAGCGCAACTTCACCAAGGTGTTCGATGGCGACGGGCAAATGCCAATAGATAAAGACGCGATCTCGCAGTTCATCGGTTGGATGGGCGAGCTAACTATGGTGAATCCATTATTTAATTGGCGATTTTACGATTCAAATCCGGCGGCTTGATCTTAAAGGGGTCATCGATCGGCCGGTGGCCCCTTTCTCTCAGACGGAAAACCTAAGGAGATACCCATGCCCCCGAGAGATCCCGATGACGCATTAGTCGTCCTGTTCAAGAACCTGGCCATCAAGAACGACGCCAAGACGGATGCGGAAGGGCGCCCAATCTTCGATGACTGGGAGGTGGTCGAGATCCGCTTTCCCGGCTCGCCCAATGTCAGCGTCTTCCCCGCGACCGCCGTGTCGCACTGGTCGGCCGATCGGTACGGCGGCAATCAGGAAAAGGTCACCTACGCCGAGCGGTTCTCGTATCAATACCAGCAGTTCAAGCGGCAGGTGGCGCAGACGAAGGCGGGAACGCCGCTCACGCTCGCCCCCTTCCTCACCGAAGCCCGCCGCGCCGAGCTTCGCGCCCAGAACGTCTATACGGTCGAGGCCCTGGCCGGGATGGATGGCCAGGAACTGAAGAACCTCGGCTACAACGGGCGCGAGCTCAAGAACGCGGCCATGACCTACATCGAGGAAAGCCGCGCCAATGCGCCGAGTACGCGCGCGCTCGAGGAACTTGAGGCCATGAAGGCGCGCAACGAGATCCTCGAGGAGGACAACAAACGCCTCAAGGAAGCCATGCCGGCGCCCGACAGCACGTTCGACAACATGAGCCTGGATCAACTGAGGGACTTCATCACCGCCAATACCGGCCATACGCCGCAAGGGGCGATGAACAGAAAGGCCCTGGTGCGTTTGGCCCAGGAAGCACAGACCAAGGCCGCATAGCACATGTCGATCCTATCGGTGGTGCGGGAGGTCGCTCGGGCGGTTGGGGTCCCCGACACGTCGTCGGTGTTCTCCAACATCGCCGGCAACAGGACGATGCAAGAGATGCTCGTCCTGGGCAACGAGATGGCGCAGCGCATCGCCTATGACGACCGCGAATGGACGGCGCTCAAGCTCAATGCCACGCTCACCGGCGACGGCGTCACCACGGATTTCAACCTCCCCGCCAACTACAAGCGTATGTTGCTGACCGCCAACGTGTGGCGATCGACCTCGACCCAAATCCCGATGCGCTTCGTGCCCGATACCGACGAATGGATGCAGCGCCGCGCCGCCCATTATCTCGACGGCAACGGCGAGTGGACGATCTACGGCGGCCAGATGCACATCTTCCCCGCCATGGGGGTGGGCATCACGGCGACGTTCGTCTATCTCGATAAGAACTGCATCAGCCTGGCCGGAGGCGGGTTCGGGACCGAATTCTTAACCGACGCCGACACGTTCCGCCTCGATGAACGGGTGCTGCGCCTCGGGATGATCTGGCAATGGAAAGCCCAGAAAGGCTCACCCTATGCCGAGGATATGGGCACCTATGGTGACGCGCTCACCTATATCATGGGGAGCGATAAGCCCTCTCCGATCCTGGCTGGAAAGACGGCCATTTACACGGGCGTCGCCGCCACGGCGATGACGTCGAATTTCAATGTGGCGTTGGAAGGCCCGATGGGGCCGCAAGGCCCACCGGGTCCACCCGGACCGCAAGGACCGCCTGGGCCGCCGGCGACGGTGCTGAATGACCTCCTGGAACGCGTCCGGCGATTGGAGGCGCGGCTAGCATAATGAGCCTCCTCTCCGTCGTCAGGGAAGTCGCGCGCGCGGTCGGGGTTCCGGATGTCACGTCCGTATTCTCGAATATCTCCGGCGATCGCACCATGCAGGAGATGCTGGCGCTCGCCAATGAGATGGCCCAACGCATCGCCTACGATGATCGCGAGTGGACGGAGTTAAAGCTCACCGCGGTTCTCCAAGGCGATGGCTCCGCCACCGCATTCGATCTGCCGGCCAATTACAAACGTATGTTGCTGACGGCGAACGTGTGGCGCTCAACATCGGTCAATTTCCCGATGCTGTTCATCTCCGACACCGATGAATGGATGAACCGGCGCGCGGCCGGTATTTTCCAGGGCCAGGGCGAATGGATCCTCATGGCCGGTCAGATCCATATCTTCCCGGCTCTGACCGTCGGCGAAACGGCCTCGTTTGTTTACCTCGATAAGAACTGCGTTACCTTAAATTCGGGCGGTGTGAACACGGAATTCCTGTCGGACGGCGATACGTTTCGTCTCGACGAGCGTCTCCTCAAGCTCGGCATGATCTGGCAGTGGAAAGCCCAAAAGGGCTCACCCTATGCCGAGGATATGGGCACTTACGGCGATGCCATTACCCATGCCATGGGCGCCGACAAGCCTGGCCCGATCATCCTCGGGCGCAAGCCGCTGTCCGCCTCGGCCACGATCGGAACACCTGCCGCCTACAACATCGCCCTCCAAGGACCTCCAGGACCTCAAGGACCACAAGGTGCGCCAGGGAATCAAGGGCCGCCGGGGGTGAGTGGCCCGCAAGGTCCGCTCGGGCCGCCTGGGAACGACGGCGCGCCCGGTACGCCAGGTGTTGCGGGGCCGGTCGGGCCGACAGGGCCGCAAGGTTCGACAGGTGCGACCGGGCCGCAAGGCCCGACCGGCGCCAACAGTACAGTGCCGGGACCACCCGGACCGACCGGACCGACCGGCACGACCGGTCCACAAGGCAGTTCGGGCACACCAGGGGCGACCGGAGCGGCTGGTCCAACGGGTGCGACTGGTCCACAAGGCCCAACAGGGGCGACTGGCGCGACCGGACCGCCTGGGCCTGTTCCCGAAGCGCCGACCGACGGTCAGAGTTACGCGCGGCGCGGCAGTGACGCGACGTGGCAAGTCGCGGGCAGCGGCGGCGGCACGCCGTCAAGTGCGCCACCACTCATGGACGGGACGGCGGCGGCTGGCAGCGCGACGGCGTATTCGCGTGGCGACCACGTCCATCCCACGGATACCTCGCTGCTGCCGCTCGCGGGCGGCACACTCACGGGTCCGGTGCTCTCAACCTCGCGCGTTTCGGTAACGGCGGCGGAGCCTGCCGGTTTGGCCAACGGCACGGTGCTCGCATCGGCCAACGTCGTCAGCGGCAAGGCCTATTTTCATAATTGCTATCTGTCGGGAGGTGCCGATAAGGCGCTCACGGCGGGGTATACGGCGATTGCCGATTTCGATCAGGCAGGCGGCACGTGGGTCCTGAAAGTGGGCACGAGTGTGGGCGCCAACGCCACCTCGACGATGACCAATTACATTTCAGTCAATGCGGCAGGCACGACGATCGCGAACAAGCTGACGCTCAATGCGGACCCGACGACGGCGCTCGGGGCTGCGACCAAGCAGTATGTCGATGCGGGCGATACGGCGCTGACGAACAATAAAGTGGCGAAGAGCGGCGATACCATGACGGGTGGCCTCGTCATAAATACGACCCTGTCGGTCGGGACGCCTCTGCCAGCAGGTTCCGGCTCGGGAAACATCATCGCGGCAACAAACCTTTCGACGGCTGGCAATACGTTGGGGTTCAATAACTATTACAGTTCGATAACCGGTAATACAGCGCTCAACGCGGGGACGTCTTTCACCCAGTATTTCGACGGAACGTCGCTTAATTTCATGTCTGGGTCGAGTGCCGCGGCGGGTGCTGCGACAACGCTCACAACGCAGCTTGCCGTCGCCGCCTCCGGCACATCGTTCTACGGGCCGGTGTTGCGGCAGGTGAGCGGGCGCATCGTCTCGACGGTCGCGGGCAGCGCGAGCGTCGCCGTTTACAACACCTTGGGCGGTGTCAACACGGCCTCGGGGATGTGGGTCGACGTCGCGAACAGGCTGTCATTCGGAATGACCGACGGCGGCGGCGCTCCTACGGCGCTGATGGCCTACATCGACAATCCCGGAAACCTCACCATCCAAGGCGCGGTCGCCACCAAAGCCTCCGGCAGCACATGGGCCAATCCCTCCGACGCGCGCATCAAGCAGGATATCCTGCCGTACACGTCGGGCCTGGACGACGTGACGAGGCTGCGTCCCGTATCATTCAGATATCGACCGGAGACGAATTATCCCGAGGAGCTTCTGAACCAGCGTCAGGTCGGCTTCATCGCGCAGGACGTCGAAGATGTCATGCCCGACATGGTGACGTCCGCGCCGGGACAGGTCGGCGATATCAAACTGGATGACCTCAGAACGCTGGATACGAATAATCTCATCTTTGCTCTGGTGAATGCCGTGCAGGAACTGACCAGACGCATAAAAACTTTGGAGCAAAAGCCATGAGTCTCGTCCATCTGGTGGTCGTCCTCGCGGTCGTCGCGATTGTCATCTCGCTGGTCTACTGGATTTTGTCGCAGATTCCGCTGCCCGATCCGGTGCGCAAGATCGTCAATATCGCGATTGTGGTGATCGCGGCGCTGATCGTGATCGGCGTGCTGCTGAGTTTGACCGGCGTAGATGTGAGGCTGTGACATGAGCGCCCACGCCGACTTTCGCCGCACGCCGGTCCCGGCCCAAGTCGCGCAGCAGCTTCAGGCCATCCGTTTGCCGGCGCCGACGCTCGGTCTCAACACCAGCACCAACCTCAGCCAGATGCCGCCCGGCAGCACATCGATCCAGGACAACTGGAAACCGACCATGGAAGGGGTGGCGCTGCGCGGTGGATGCGTGCGCTGGTGCACGCTGCCGGAGACGACGCCGGTGATCTCGGCCTTCGAGTACATCAGCGGCAATGTGCAGCATATGTTCGCCGGCAATGCCACCAAGCTCTACGACGTGACCGCCTCCGGCACACCGACCGCGGTTGCGACCGGCCAGCACTCCGGCAACTACGCCGCCTCGCAGATGGCCAACGCCGCGGGCGACTACCTCATGGTGGTTAACGATGCCGGCGACCCGCCGCTCAGGTTCGACGGCGCCGCCTGGACGGTGCTCAATTCCGGCCAGATCACCGGACCGGCCGGATCCACGGTCGTGGCCGGTGAGAACCTGGTTTATGTCTGGAAGTACCGCGGTCGCTGGTTCTTCATCGAGGGCGGCTCCATGAACGCGTGGTATCTCGGGATCGATTCCATCCAGGGTGCGCTCGCCATGATCCCGCTGTCGGGCGCGGCCAGTAAAGGCGGCAACCTCCTGTTTGGGGCGACATGGTCGCTCGATGCCGGCGACGGGCTCGACGAGAAATGCTGTTTCGCCACCGACCAGGGTGAGCTCCTGACCTTCAGCGGCAGCGACCCATCGGATGCGGCCAACTGGAAGCAAGAGGGCCGCTACGACATCTCCCCGCCGCTGGGCATGAACGCGCACATGCAGGCCGGTGCCGATCTCCTGATCGCGACCGTCGACGGCATCGTCCCGGTGTCACAGGCGGTCCAGAAGGACGTGACCGTGCTCGATCTGGCCGCGGTGACGCTGCCGATCCGGAACATGTGGCGCGACGAGGTCATGGCCAAGCGATCATGGTCGTGGACAATGAAGAAGTGGGCGGAGAACGGCACCATCTTCGTCACCTGGCCCGGAGGGCCGCCCGGCAACCAATACTGCGCGGTCGTCAATCCCGGCACCAATGCCTGGGCTCGATATGTCGGCTGGGACGCGACCTGTTTCATTCGTATGCGCGAGAACATGTATTTCGGGACGCAAGGCGGCGTCATCATGCAAGCCGACGTGTCCGGCAACGATGACGGCGTGCCGTACGTCGCAACCCTCGCCATGGCGTGGGACATTTTCCAGTCGGCGCCTTCGCAAGTCGTCTGGCATCAGGCGCGCGCGACCTTCAGGGCCAATTACGGCGAACCTTTCCAGCCGCAACTGGCCTCAGCGGTGGACTATGTGATTACGGTTCCGACGGCGCCTCCGCCCGGCATCGATCCTGGCAATTCCGACGTCTGGGACAGCGGCCTGTGGGACCAGGCCAAATGGGATCAGCAGCCCTCCAACAAGCCGCTGGTGCACAACACCCATTGGGTGTCGATCGGCACGACCGGTTATACCCACGCCCCGATCGTGCAGGTGACCGTGTCGCAGACGTCCAAACCGACCGTGGAATTGATCGCCATCGGCGCCACTTACGCGACCCTGGGGGTGAACGTGTGATGCTGACCTATCTCTACAACAGCCCCGTTGTGATTTCCCGGTGGGTCGCCGAGCGGATACCCCATTGCCATGGCCGGTCCTTCGAGCACTCCAAGGCCATCGGTGTCATGGATGACGAGCAGCTGATCGGCGGCATGGTCTATCACAACTGGGAGCCTGAGGCCGGGATCATCGAGATCTCCGCCGCGGCCGTCCCGCATTCAGGCTGGTACACGCGCGAGACCATGGCCCGGATGTATCAATACCCGTTCCTGGAACTCTCCCTGCAGATGGTGATCGGGCGCGTGAAGGTCTCGGACGAGGCACTGCTGCGGATTATGGCCAATATTGGCTACACGTTCGTGAGAATAGATCGATTTTTCGGACGCAACGAGGACGGGGTGATCGCGACGCTGACCTTTGAGGATTGGGCAAACAACAAATTCAACCGGAGGCTCGGACATCATGGTCAATTATCGGAACACAGCCAGCGCGCGGCGTGAGGCGATCGTGAAAGCTATGTTGGCAGTCTCCAACCCACCGCCGCAGGTCAATACGCCGGATCAGGAGACGAATGAACCGCAAGAGCCGCAGAAACTGCCGCCGCGTCGGAGGCTCAGATAATGGGCGGAAGACCAAAAGTTTCTCCGGGGGACCGGTTCTGGGAAAAGGTCGGCAAGTCGCCCGGTTGCTGGGAATGGCAGGCCCAACTGAATAACAAGGGTTATGGACTTTTCAGGCCATGTGGGACTGATCCAAAGGTCGTGGCACATCGATTTTCGTATCGACTCGCACACCGGGTAATCCCGGACGGGAAATGGGTTCTTCACCGATGTGACAACAGAAAGTGCGTCAATCCCGCTCATCTTTTTCTAGGCACGCATTCCGAAAATATGCGGGACATGTTCACTAAGGGTCGCAGCGGACGATCCAAGATCGGACCCGACCAGGTCCGCGAAATCAGGCGGCGAAAGCAGGTCGGGGAGAAATATCAAGACATCGCGAATTATCTCGGCGTGTCGCTTGACGCCGTAAAGAAGATCGGGGCCGGACGAACATGGTCCTACCTTGATTTAACAGGAGGCTCAAATCGGTAAACCATCAGCCCCAACCCCGCCCGATCCGCGTCAGACCGCGTCCGCGTCGGAATCGACCAACGTCGGCTCCGGCATCGCCAATGCGTTCCTCAACAACACCAATCAGGTCACGCCTTATGGCTCGCTGAACTATAACCAGACCGGCAATTACAATTGGAATGACCCCTATACCGGCAACACCTACAACATTCCGCAGTTCACCGCGACGCAGACGCTGACGCCGCAGCAGACGGCGACGCTGGGCCAGACCGAGGGCGCGCAGTACAACCTCGCCAACCTCGCCAATACACAATCCGGCCGGCTGGGCAATCTATTGTCGACCAACCTCGATCTGAGTTCGGCGCCGACCGCGGGGACGTCCGCGGATCTGACGCCGACGACCGCCAACAGGCAGGCTGTCGAGCAGGCCGGGTTTGCGCGCATCCAGCCGCAGTTGGATGTCGCGCGCAACCAGCTTGAGCAGCGTCTTTCCGACCAGGGCATCCGTTACGGCTCGCAAGCCTATACCTCGGCCATGGACGACTATAACCGGCAGGCCAACGATGCGCGGCTGGGTGTAATCGGCCAGGGGGCGCAGGAACAGGCTCTTTCGGACCAAGAACAGCAGGCGATCTACAACGCCAAGAACCAGACGCGCTCGCAGTATCTCAGCGAAGCCTACGCCAACCGGAACCAACCCATCAACGAGATCACGGCCCTGATGTCGGGGGCGCAGGTCAGCAATCCGAACCTGGTCAACACGCCGAATTATTCGATCCCGACCACCGACGTCGGGGGCTTGATCAATCAGAACTTCGCCCAGCAACAGCAGAACTATCAGACCGCCATGTCTGGCTGGAATTCGACCATGGGCGGTATTCTCGGATTGGGCGGCCAAGCGGCCGCAGCAAAGATAAAATACGGGTGATAACATGGCAGATCCAACACTTGTCCCAACAAGTTACGGCGGGACAACCGGCGTTAGTTATGAAGACCTGGTGCGTCGTCAGGCGATCGCTCAGGCGCTCGCCTCGCAAAAAAATGCTTATCCGAAGACATTCGGTGAGGGCCTGGCTTCGATCGGTCAAAGTCTTGGGGATGCATTTGAGTACAGACGTGACCGGGAACTAGCCGCACAGCAGGCGACCGCAGATAAGGCCAAGAGTGCAAACGCTCCGTCAACGGAGAGTCCTGCGCCATCTCAGGCAGTGAGCGTCCCGCCCCCGGTTTCCAACGTTTCGCTCCCGTCGCCAGACTATATCTCCGCCGCGCTCGGAGCCGATGC